CGCTGTAGACGTACCATTGACGGTCAAGTTTCCTTGAATCGTCGTATTGCCAGACGCATCAATCAACAAGCGTTGAGTGCCGCCAGTTGACACCGCAAGTTGATTTGCGCCAGGGCTGTAAATGCCCGTATCTAGATCACCTGTAAACGCAAAACTCGGTAGCGCCTCCGTTCCAGCACCAAACTTCTTAAGCAGGTCCTCAACCTTGACCTTCTTTGTCTGATCATTGACGAGGTCAACGATCGGCAAAACGTCAGTAGCGACCGGATCCGTATAGGCGGTCAGATCACTGATTTTGACGTTTGCCATGACTACAACGGCTTTTCGGTCATTTTAGGACCAGGTGCCAATCGCCACTCGTTTCCACGTATTTGTTGCCGTGCAGATGTAGATGTAATTCGCATCCCACGCGATTTCACCTGCCGTTCCAGTAGCCGAAGCCGATGATGGCGTATGCGTTGGAAGAATGGGACGAGCACCAAGCGTGATGTTGGCAGCAGTGATAGCCGCCATGCTCGTCAACGTTCCAGCAGACTGAACCTTTAGATCCAGCTTGCCGTCTTCGGTCGTGTCACTAGCGTCAACAATGCTGGCTTCAACCTCAGCAAACTGAACCTGCTCTGGTGTCGAAGCATCATTATTGCCTTGGAAGTTGATGCTGCTCAGAACGTCACTGTCCTGACCGGCGACTGAGCTGCCACGGTGGTGATACAGCGTGATGTCAGCAGCACTAACCGCAACAGCTTCAGCCGACTCAATAAACAGACCAGTGTTGGCCACTGATTCTGTGATGTGGAGCGGATGTTGCGGGTCAGATTCATTGACGCCAACCTTGTCGCTTTTAAGCGTGACGCGCGCAGCAGTCGTGCCAGCCGCAGCAGTCATCAGCTGCAGAATGCCGTCCTCGCTGCCATCAGTGACGTCAGCGATGCGCGTCAGAATTTGACCGTAGGCAACAGCTTGGCCAGCATCGTTTTCACCACGAAACTCAAGGTTGCCAAGGTTGTCGTTGGCCGCAGGTGATGCAGAGTTGCGAAACAGCACCACATCAGGTGCCGTGTCTAGGCCAGCATCGGTATTTTCAATGATGACCTGATCGGTCGTATCAGTGCTGAACAGATGCAACTGAGCTGCTGCCGTTCCAGTGCCAAGCTGAAAACCTGCCGTGGTGAACTTAGCGACGTAACTGCTGTTAGCAGAAATAGCAATTTCGTTTGAAGCAGAACGATAAAAGCCAGTGACGCTTGAATCAGTTAGAAAGCTGATCGCAGGCGCAGACACCGATCCATCAGGCACTGCCTTGTGCAGCGTGTCAAAACGCAGCTGCTTGTTTTTCAACGAGCTGTCTGCCTCGTCAGCGTCAACAACAACAAACGTGTCTGCAGCAGCTGGTGAAGTCAGACTATTCAGCTGTGAAATCTTGCGATCAGCCATCAGCCTGCCTCCAGAGTTTCAACGCGAGTAGTCAAAGCAGCAATTTCGGCAAAAGCCTCTTGCAGCGCAGCAGTCAAAAGAGGCACAAGCTTGGACTGGTCAATACCCTGATAGACAGGATCACCATTAAGGTCAGCTTCATTGTGCTGACCTGTTACCGCTTCAGGGACAACAGACTGCACTTCATGGGCCAGAAAACCATCAACCGTTGTTGATGGCGTGGCGATAAAGTTGAATCGCTTGACATCAAGGTCGTTAAGACGTGCCTTTGCACCAGTTAAGGCAACAACGTTCTCTTTTAGGCGGTAGTCAGAGCTGGTGTTGTAAGCAGTAGAACTTGCTGTAACCGAAATAGAGCCAACACTATTTGTGTTGTACCTAATCCCAACAATAGAACCTTCAGTTGTATGGCGATTTAAGACAAGGCATTGTGCAAAATTGCCAATGTTGACTCGACCTGAGTCTGTAAGTTGAACGCCGCTTACGTTATTGCCAACAGGGTTGCTGGTCGTCTTCCAAAGCAATGATGGGCCGCCGTTATCGGTATTAAGGCTTCCGCCAATCAACATCCGATACGTTCCACCCGTTGAAAAAGCAATCGTATTGGCTTCTGACCTATATAAACCTGTATCCGGATCAGAGCTAAACCTAAAACCAGGAGTTCCGACTGAACCATCGGAAAGCGTAAACGACCCATCAAGGCCACGCAGTGAAACCCATGCACTGTTCGTGCTGTTCCTGATCTTTAGCTCACTTGTAGTCGTATCAGCCCAAAACTGATAGGCATAGGTTGTTGATGGCGCGGTTGCCCCGCTATGCGTTGTAAAGACAGCATGAAGCTGGTTGTTTAAGTCAGCCCTTACGGCTGAACCACTGCCATTTGCAACTACGCCATCCGCCTGTGCCATGACAAACCTTAAGCCTGTTGTGTCCCGTATCCTACTGCAGTGTAACTAAAACGCCTCTCTACAAACCTTTCATCACCCCGTGTTGCCTTAAATCTAATTCCAAAACCAGTCGCAGTTGGCTCATCCAACTCAAAGTAATCGCCTGCTTCCATGCCGAGAGCCGTAATGCCAACCGAAACAGCAGTGTCCGCATCAACATAAAACGGTTTCTCAAAAGTCACTGTCTTCGTACCAGAGCCAGATTGGATAATGCCGCTATTTTCAGTCCGACGCTCCAGCTGCACAGACACGCCAAGCTGATCGACCAGAGGCGTCTGATCAATATGGTCAGTCTTTAGTACAGCCTTGAATTGGAATGATCGGCCAACGTAGGCGTTGTTTTCAAGCGGTATCCACTCCTCAAACGTCAAGTCAGACTCTTGCCTAATACTTGAACCATCCTCAAGCTGCAGCTCATCAGTGTCTTCTTTAATAAGATCAGACTCAGTCGCGCCTGCATCTGATTTGCGGAAATACATCTCGACATTTGTATCGTCAGGGATCTCGCCATCAAAATCTGACCAAAGATCAATCAGCTCAGTGCGATCGTCAATCAGATCACTTTTGTATAAACCTCTGGTCGAAAGAATGCGGTTAAATCGCACGTTGTACTTAGCGCCAAGGTCGACAACCTTCTGGAAGATATATTCGCCACTAGAAAACTGCGTTCCAAAAAGACTGTCGATATTGTCGGTAAAGCCGTCAAGGCTTGCAATATCGTCAAACGACGCGTCACCGTCAAAAATCAAGCCGTCATATTCGCTGCTATAAACAACGTTGGTCTTTTGGCCAGGAAACTCGCCAGGTGACGCATCCTCGCGGTAAACCTCATAGTCATACTTGGGAATAGCGTCTGGAACGTTAATGACAGCACTACCGGCGTTAGCACTACGCTGCTGTTGGTCATTGACAAACTTGACCAGATATTCACCGTTCAATAACGGCAAAGTAACAGCAGTTGTCCGCGCTTCAACTTTGGCCATCAAAACACTGTTAGGCCACGTTCCAGAGCCATCCGTTTTTGCGTTATGGCGAATCTGTGCAACAAAGCTTTCAATTTTTTGGCCGCTTGCTGTTGGTGCCCAGCGAAGCACAACCTGATCGCTGCCAATCAATTCAATCGTTACATCTTCAGGGTCGGGCGGCAGTACAACAACAGCTTGGCCGTCTGCATCATCACTCGTGCCACCAACCCCAATAACACGGTTAACAAAGGCATAGTCAGATTGCTTGCGATCAGGCTCAGGACCTATCGCCTTTACTTCTACATACAGCCGCTTGTTTGGAACAAGATTGCTGGTGATGTCGATTGAATTGTTAGTTGTAAAAACAGTTGTGTAGTTACCGCCATCACCGATCTTGTATCGAACTTTGAACTCAGCGGTTGTTCCTGCTAGGCCACGAGTCCACGACACCGTTGCACGGTTTGTCGTGTTTCGACCGTCATCAACCTGCTGGAACGTAATGGTTGGATTTTGAGGTGCGTCAGGCTTGTCTCCATAAGCAAAAGTAGGAGGCAGGGCAAGGTTGCGATCAGGCTCTTCGACAATCCGATAAATGCCATCAACGTGCTTTACGCCGACAATGCCATACACACCGGCCTCGCCTTCTGCGACAGACAGGCAGCGATACTTGCTTAGAACAACTGAGTCATTCTTAATTGCAAAAAGCGCATCATCCGGCGGCGGTTGCGTAAAAGAAGTGGAGAGCGTGACTCTAATACCACTAACGCTTGCAATCGCCCGAGTTTCAACCGTTCCATCAGCCATCACAACAGACAGCTTGTTGTTGCTACCGCTAGGCAACACCGCTGCTTGATCAAGATCAACAAAATCGCGTGTCGCTCCAACAACCCGACCAGCAAGTCGAGTGGTAAGGCGCATTTCATCGGACACCTCAAACACTTGACCAGGCAGAACGTTTAAGCCTTCAAGGCCAACAGAAAACGTGATTGTTTCGTCATGCAGTTTTTCAGATTGCATGATCCAACGCCCCATGCGCTGGGCTTGATATTTAGACGTACAGCCAAAAGCAACAACGCTCTTCTCTTGTATGCCGTATTTTTCAATTAACGCTTGATCCTCGATGATAATAAAGTTTGGCTTGTAGAAGTTATCTGGATCGTTGTATCGAACGCGAATACGTGTGCTACGAGTCTTGAGCGATGAACCGCTATAAGCAAACCCACCACCTACAACATTTGAATTGCTAAAAACATGAATGGCAGGAACGTTTTCATTGCCAAGTTCTCCATGGTCTGCAGCAATCTGTACGTTGTCTGCTTTCCAGAAAAGCATTCCTCGGAAAACACTGGCCATATCCTGCAGGACGTTGTAAGCCTCAGCCTGCGATCCAATGACAGTGTTAATGGCAAAACGCGGCTCCTGCCCTTCAGGTGTACTGACCAGCTCATTGCAATAACGAGCAATATCAATCAAATCAACCCAGTTCAGATTTGACTGATCAATAAAATCACCAGCGCCATAGCGACTGTTGGTGAGCATGTCGTAAAAACAACAAACCGGGCACGTTGTCCAATGCAGATCTGTTGTCAGACTGCCATCAAACGGAATGTCGTCTGTTTTAAACGCAAGGCTTCCATCAGCGCGAACCTCGCTGTAGTTTGACGGAAGTTTTACCTTTAGTCCGCGTACGTCATACGCCCTAGAAGGTAGGGTGTTGTACTCCTCTGAATCAATACTCAGATATGCAAGCGCGGTGTGCGGATACGAAACCTTGACGCGCTTACCAAGAACCATGCTAGACCAGATAATCGTGTCTCCTCGCTTGCTTGCTAGTGGAGTTCGCTCAGGCAAGTCCTCCAAATCTGTGAACTTAATCTCAAACGCATCCTCTGCATTGTCGAACTCAAGCTTTCGCACCCTGATGCGATACGGAAACCTGTAGCCACGTAGATCAATTTCTTGAGTTTCATACTGATATTCCGACGTTGAGATGCCTTTAATTACGTTTTCTTGATCTGTATTTATTGACGCAATTGGAATCTGCTTAAAAGCACCGCTTTGGTCTTGAATTTCAACAGCAAGCTTAATCTGGGCAAAAAACAGCTGTCCACGCGCCAAACCTTCGGCAGCAACACAAAACAGCTTGGGGATCGTAAAAATTAGTTTTACAAAATCAACCTCTGAGTCGGTAATGTCACGAATGACTTGGCCCGCTCCATAATCGCGGCCATTCTTTTTAACTAAGTTTTCGTCCGTAACCGTTTCGCTGTAGTTTTCGCCAATTTGCAATCCAACAGGCTCAATCGTTGTCTGTGCGTCAGAAAAAACTGTACGCCTGCGAAACTCGCTTTGATCTTGGGTGCCGTCAGTCCTTGCAACAAAAACAGCCTGCTGTTGTATCTGGTCAAACGTGACTTCCGTCTCGTTTAGAAAAACGCTTTTACGGTGATGCACAAAGCCTTCAATTGGGCCTTCGCAGATGGCGTCAATCAACTTGAGATTGGTTTTGGAATTTAGCGCCATGGGTCCTACAGAAGATCGTAACCGTATGCTTGCAACTTTAGCCTTGCGTTCTTGTAAACAGCAACATCAATGATTTCAACAATAATTTTTACCTTTCTGCCATCTCCAATCCTTGGCATTTGCAACCTGTGCGCATACGTCACGTCGTGCGACTGCAACAATAAACCTTGAATAGTTGCGGTTGCTGATGCCGCAACAACATCATTACTTTCAGGAAGACTAACCTCTAGCTTTATTTGATAAGTAATAAAACCATCAACCTTTGTAGATCCACTTGCGCCTGCAAAATCAAACAATCCTTTATCTATTTGAAAAATAACATCAAACTTTTTTCGCCTATCGCTTCTGTAATACTCAAGACCAGTTTTCTGGAGGATCTCGCCCTCTTTCAAGGGCTTATCGCCATCTGGGCCGAAAACCTTATTGATCACAATTCTTCTGTCGTTGTTGCTATCACTTGCATTAACGACCAGGTTGCTACCACGGCGGCTTTTCAAGCCTCCAAGGCTTTTCAAGTCTCGTGTAAGTTTTTCGCCATTGACTCGCAGCGTTTGCAAGCCAGGTCGTTGAGTTTCAAGCTTCAACGGGTCAGAGTCGTCAGCAACCTCAACATTGGCAGCTAGTAAATGTCCGCCAGTAATTACGCGTCCATAGATAACAGGAATCGTCGCACCCGTTCCAACGGTATTGGCAGGACCAGTAAAGGCATAAGACTGCTGTCCTGATCCTCCACGGGTGACACCTTCAGGGCCAGCGCCTCTAACGTTTGTACCTCGACCTCTAATCCTGTTCGCACCAGCGTTTGCAAGTTCTGGCTGAGGTGAAATAAGGTTTGCCGTACCAGAAAGAATCAAGCTTGCGCCGACTGCGCTTAAGGCTGTGCCGAGCGCCGTACCAAATGCCCCACCAGCAACCCCCACTGCACCAGCAAGTGGAACAGCTGCAGACGAGCCCGCAGCCAATAAGCCACTACCAAGTGCTGACGTGCCGAACAAGCCTGCGCCAGGTAGCAAAAACGACGCAGCTACCAAGCCTGCGCCAACCAAAACTGGAACAAACGGACTACCTTCGCCACCACTACCTGCAATTACAGGCACGACCATCAATGGCTTGCTGCCAAATGGCAAGTGCAGTTCGTCATATCCCATCGACGCGCCGCCCTGAATCACCTTGTATCCAATGCCGTTATGGTGCGCTTCAATCAACTCCTGCTTCAACTTGGGGTAGTTGAAACACAACAGCTTGATCGCGTCAGCCGGTGTCCGCAGGTTGTAATACTCGTGCTGCTTGCCGTACTTTTCGCCAAGCTCACCTGCCAGTAGGACAAGTTGCATGACGGTAAACAGCTGCAGTCCTCTGCCAATAGTAATGCCGCAAAGGCTCCACCGCACTTACGCCATTCATCCGTTGGTGCAAAATCCTGTCCCTGCCAACATAAATTGCTGCGTGCATCGGAGCTTTCGTTCCAAGCTTCATGATCAACACATCATGCGGCCTGCGGTCTTCAAACGAAACACGCTCAAACCCTACAGCCTTCGCATGTTTTAAAAATATGCTCTCCGTACGCTCCAGTGACTCGGGCCTTGGGAAGTCTGGAATCTCAATGCCCAGCAACTGGTAGTAATCGCGCAACAACGAAAAACAGTCTTGCTTGCCGTATTCCCATTGCCGCCCCATTAAGGCTCGATAGTCAACCATTGCTTGTCCGGCACAGAGTAAACGTACCAAGGCAGCTTGGTTTGGCTACAGGCTCTGCGATCACAATCGCTGACAGGCGTGCCTTGAGGATGCGAATGAACAACAGCTTGTATGGCTCCAGCAAGCATTGCTCGTGCATAATCCACTGGATTGATCACAAAAGTGTTTTCTGGATCGGCTGCGATGTTGCGGCACGGGAAGTACTTGCCGTTGACCACTAAACCTGCAGACTCTTTTGGGTGCTCTTGGTCTGCGTGTCGAACGGCTTTAGGCTTGAAGTCTTGCGCCATAGAACCCACCAAAAGGCAACTCTGCATTTTGCCCAAATCTGGCTTGGCAACTAGAAACACGCTTGCCGCAAACGTCGTTAGTCACAACGCCGTTAACAATGACTTTGTCGCTCTCAGGAATGGGAATATCATCAACAGTAAAACAAGAATCACCGCTGTAACCACACTCTGTCTGTCTGTATTTCCAAGGACAAAATTCCTCAACAGTGCGACGAGGCAACGCAACGTTTGTCAAATCAAGCTTAGGGGCCAGTTCAAACTCAACAAACTGCTGGTTTTCTGACGCGATCCTGTCGATGTACCACGTTTCTACGATTTTGGCGTCAGGGTCAGCCGTGTCGTTGAACGTCTCCATGATGAAGCTGTCAGAGCCTTCGGTGACCAGCACGTCTTCAACGTCTTGATCCGGTGCAAACAATGAGCCTGCACTGAAGTTGGTTGTGTCAATGAACTTGGCAAACGTGCGAATGCGTCTGACCTTTGCAGCCAAAGGTTCATACAACGCAATTATGTTACTGATTGCATTGTTGACGTTGGCAACACGCATCGTGGGTCGTGGCAACGTACCCTTTGCCGAAAACTCAAAGCCGTCAATTTCAACAGGCACAGCAGAGTAAGTGTTGTCGTTGAACTTCAAATCTTCTGTCAGTCCATTTTTGCCTGCGTGATAACGCAGCGTGTCGTTCACGCCGTTGACGGCCAGCGTTAGCTCAACTTCAAACAGATCAATAATTGCAGTGGGCGCTAACTTCAGCAGCTCTTCTGCTAGTGGCTCGAATGCCTCCCAGGTGCAAGTGCCGTCAACCAGCGTTTGCGTGATTTTGAACGGGAAGGCAGGCTCTTCGTTTGGAAAACCTGTGTAAACATCTGCAGGGGCAGTCGTGCCAGCAACAATGCACTTGAATGCAAGCGTGTTGCCTTTTGCTGGGTTGGCACGGACAACATCGCCAACCAAAAACGCTGTTTCGGCAGTCCACTTATGTAGCTCGTATGGATAAGCCATCAGGTCTCAAAGACTTGTACGAAAGTTGCACTGATCTCTGCACGATCCACAAACGAAATCGTCTTGGTCCATTCTTGGCAAAGAAACTTGCTGCTGCTTGCTTCGCCTGGCGGCGTGTAATCAAAACTTTCAACACCACCCCGAGCGTCCAAGAATGCTTCGATCGTGTCTGACTCAGACTCAGACACCCGAAAAGTCAGGTTGTAGACCTTCGGGTTGGTATTGATTCCAAACGTCGCACGCTGGCTGTAACCACTACCAAAGGCAATGGAACGCACCCTTGGGGCGCTTTGCTTAGTCATCCCTGGTGCGGGATCAAAGTCGGGGAAAGTAGCCATCAGCGTGCCAGCAAGCCTCCAGGTCGTTGCTGTTTCACCAATTCTGCCTGAACTGCCGCTCCAATCAATCCACCAAGCTGCTTGGCTGAGCCATTGCTTCCAGAAGCGGAAGTGCCCTTAGCGTCAACATTCACCACTACGTTGGTCGCTCCACCAAACTTGCCGCTTGGAACGATAGTGCCAGATGTGCTGGGGACAAACAGTTCAGGACCACGCTCACCAACGATTGAAGGCCTGTTAACAGGTGGTCGGCCACCACTAGCAAATCCCGGAAGGTTTTTAAATAACGACGCACCTGGGAAAGCTGCTCCTAAAGCGGTGTTAACGCCTAACTGCAGCAAAGTATTGGCGATGTTTCGAAGCGTGTTTGCAGCAGCGTCTGCAAGAGACTTCGTTTGATCTACTGCTGCACTGAGCGTGTCCACCACGCCGCTAGCAATACTTTGACCAATCTGGTCAAAAATGGCCTGCATTTTGTCCGCTTCTTTGTTTTGTTGTTTTAAAAGGTCAACAGCCGCAAGCAGCTTAGTAACTCTTTCTGCGTCTGTTTTATTCAAGCCTTCAGTCTTTTGAGCAATTAACTGCGTCAAGGCAACTTGATCTTCAGTGCCATTGAGTTTTGCTTCTAACAAGGCTTTTTCGTCTTTTAATGAACTAATAACTTCTTGCCCTTTTTCGGCTTGCTTGGCACGAGCTTGATTCAATCCATCTTGAATTTTAAAAAGCTTGTTAGAAGTGTCTAGTTCAATTTCTCTAATCTTTTCAGTTTTTTCTGCTACAGGCAGATCGCTAAGCCTTACTTTTGCAATACTTGTAGCTTGTTTCTCAAGCTCTACTTCCATTTTTAATGCCGCTTCGCGTACTGGATTTTCGTCAGCCCTTGCTTGCGCAATCGCTCTAGTAAGAACGTTTAAACGCTCCTGAAGCTGCACTTCTTCTTTAAGTTGCGGCAACTGGCTCTTTCTTTCTCGCTTGCCCTTTGGTGGCGTAATGCTTCGCCGGTCTTCGTCTGTAACCGCAATTTGCGGACCAAACCCTGCAGCTTTTAAAAGTTCTACTCCCCTTAACGCCGCTTCATCGGTCAAACTTCCCTGTGTGATCTGCGTTCCTCCACCTCGAAGATTTTTTCTTTGAACGCCCCTAACCTGATCTTCAATCGCTGTTACACGAGCGATTGCTTCTGCGTCTCCAGAGGCAAGCACTCTGTCGCGAATTGCACGAAAATCATCTTGGGCCGAAGGCTTAAGTGCATCATTGATGCCACCAATCATATTATTGACTAGCTGTAAAAATCCATTCAGTGGCCCTGCAATTAAAATTTGAAGCTGCGCAGTAAGCTGATTCCAAAGTTTTGTTGTCTCATTTGTTGTAGATCCTAAATCTTGAAGTGCAATTACACCTGCGTCGCCTATCTGACTAACAAGCTCTTCAGTAAGATGGCTGGCCAGAGCGGCAACATCGCCCTGCTCTTCAAGCTGCGCAGCGAGTTCTTTGCTGCCTTCACTCGTAAATAACGATTTTTCACGCATTAACTCCAGCGCTCCAGCAGTAGACGTCAGCGCTACAGCTGTTTCTTGTGTCGCCTGAACAAACGCATCGACTTGCTGACCAATCGCGCTACCTAAAACTTGCAGCCCAAATCCTCCTTTTCCTCCGCCAGCAAGCGCACCTGCTACGCCACCAAGAACTGAACCCGCACCGCCGCCAAACAACAACGGAAAACCAGCGCCTAGGGCAAGATCTTGTTGTAAATTCCGCCCTCTGCGTTTTTGTTCCTGCAGTTTTAGCACCTTTGCTCGACGCCTAAGCAGCTCTATTTCTCTCTGAGTAGTAGTTTGAAGCCCCTTGGAGGTTCTAATCAAATTAACTTGCTGCTGTTCAAACCTTGCGGCTTCGCCTGTCGCTTTTGTATAAGCTGTGGCTAGGTTTTTAACAGCTACATCCTGCTTTTTAAATTCGCCAGTAGATTTTAACGCTGTTTGCGACATTAAATCGCCAAACAGCACCGCTTGCTTGTTTACAGACGAAAAAGATTTGCCAAAATTATTAAAATTGCGTACAAGGTCATTAACGTTTTTAGATAACTTGCCTGACAGATCTCTGCCCCTGCCTCTTCCTCCTAGGTTTAAATCAATAGGATCTTTATTTATTGCATTAATTGTTGACTGAAGTGCCTCAAGTCGGCCCTCAAGCGCAGCAACCTCCCTAAGGCCACCAATGATTACGTCAATTTTTGCCTGATATGACCCGGCCAAAGCTTTACCGACAACTGAATATCAACACTCTACCTGCGCCTGCGGGCCTTTGCTAACTCCTTCTCTTGGTCCTCGTTCAAAATCTGAAAGTACGCGCTCCAACCGACAACCTCCTCAGCTGTCATTGTCGCGCGTAGCTCTGACAGCGTTATGCCAAGCTCCTTGGCGATACCAAATTGCAGCATCAGCCAGTT